TAGGATCAATAGGAGCAGCATCAGGAAGAGGATTTGGCCGTGGTGGCGGAAAAAAACCTGCTGAAGTCGAATACATGATTGTAGCCGGAGGCGGCGGGGGTGGAAAAGACCTTGCAGGCGGCGGCGGAGCTGGTGGTTTTAGATTATCTTTTGGTACAACACCTCTTTCATCTGGAGAAGTAATTGGTATGGATCTTGGTACTCCATACACAGTAACTATTGGATCTGGATCTGGAGGAGCAGCTTCAGCAGCTGAAGGACAAAACTCTAGCTTTGGATATACAGACGGAACTTTTTCTGCAACAGGTGGAGGAAGAGGTTATGGTGGACAAATTAATACACCATCAGCTACTACAAATGGTGGCTCTGGTGGTGGAGGCCCTGGATCTGGTAATGAAGGAGGTTACACTCCTCCAGAAGGAACTCCTGGCGGAGGTTCAACATCTGGAGGTGGCGGAGCAGGAAACGCAGGATCAGGAGGAACAGGTGGCCCTGGAGGAAATGGAGCACCTGACGCAAATATTTCAGGTTTAGGAGATTCAACATATGCTGGTGGTGGCGGCGGAGGCGGCTACATCGGAAACTCTGGCGGACCAGGAGGAACTGGAGGCGGAGGAAATGGCGGAAACAGACCTGGAGGATCAGGAAATCCTGGCTCAACTAACACCGGTGGCGGTGGCGGTGGAGGCGGCGCTGACGGCGGAGGCCCAGGCGGCGGAGGCGGATCTGGAAGAATAACTTTTAGAGTTCCTTCAGCAAACTCATTAACTGTTACACCAGGTACAAACACAACAGGCACAACTCCTGGCGGCGATAAATATGCAGTATTTACAGTAACTGGAACGGTACAGGTAGACTAATGGCAACATTTGCAGAAATTGACAATAACAACATAGTTTTAAGAATAATAAAAGTTGATGATGCGGAAGCACCAACACCAAGTGTTGGTGAACAATACTGTACAAATTTATTAGGTGGAAATTGGAAACAATGTTCTTTCAATACATCAGGAAACGTTCACAGTGATGGTGGAACACCTTTTAGAAAAAACATGCCAGCTGTAGGTTGGACATGGGACGAAGCAAAAGATGGATTCATAGAACCACAACCTCACAATTCTTGGACTTTAAATAATGACACTGGATTATGGGAAGCACCAGTTGCTAAACCTACAACTCAAAATGTAGATGAAAATACATTTGTTTATGGAACAGAGTGGAACGAATCAGCTCAAAGATGGGAAGCTACAGAATACGATGATGCTGGAGAGCCTACATCTAACAAATATTACTGGAATGCAACTAGCCTAAACTGGCAAGCAATCTAATCTATTTACATCAATAACAATTTATGCTACTTAAACCTATAAAGGTTTAGAATGATATTTAAATATGCATATTGGTTTTTTCCTAAAGTCATACCTAAAAGTATGTGTAACTTTATTATTAATGAAGGTTTAAACTTACCCAAACAAAAAGGATTGGTAGGTGGATACGAAGGAGAAAATAAAAACTCTAATTTAAGAGATTCAGATGTTGTTTTTTTAAGAGACTCTTGGGTTAGGCATATATGTGAACCTTATATACATTTAGCTAATAAAAATGCAGGTTGGAATTTACAATTAAGTGGAACAGAAGATCCGCAATTTACTATATATGGCAGAAATCAATTTTATGATTGGCATGTAGATAGTTATGAAGAACCTGACAAATCTAACACTATTAGAAAGTTATCTATGTCACTTATTTTATCTGATAAAGAAAATTATAGTGGTGGACAATTTATGTTTGATATTAATAAAAGAAAAGTTGAATGTAAAGAAGTCAGGGAACAAGGATCTATTGTAGTTTTCCCATCTTATACGTACCATATGGTTAAACCTGTTACTAGGGGCACTAGATACTCTTTAGTTCTTTGGATGAGAGGTAATCCATTTGTATGAAAAGTACATTACGAGAAGATCATATCGCTATATTTGAAAATGCTTTGCCAGACAAAATGGTTGATACATATTTAAAATATTACAAACGATGCGAAAAAGAAGGTATTGTAGGTGAACGTAATTTACGTTCATGGGATGTTGCAGATACAGCTGTATCAACAATTTCAGATCCTTTCTTTGATAATATGTTAGATTTACCCTATGTTAATAAACCTTTTATAGATCATTTTTTTAAAGATATTTATCCTATTTATGCAAAAAAATATTCTATTTTAGATCATTTTCAAAAACATACTATCTTTGATATTAAAATACAAAAGACTTCACCAGGTGAAGGTTATCATAGTTGGCATTGTGAAAACACAAACATGCAATATAGAAATAGAATTATGGCTTTTATGGTTTATTTAAATGACATTAAAGAAGGTGGAGAAACAGAATTTTTGTATCAAAAATGTAGATTTAAACCTAAAAGAAATACTTTATTGCTTTGGCCATCTGGTTTTACTCATACTCATAGAGGCAATCCTCCAATATCAGGAGATAAATATATTATAACTGGGTGGGTAGAATACGGGACACCAAGGCTATGAGTTTTAAAAAAGATTATTATCAAGTAATTAAGAAAGTTATATCTAAAGATATGGCTCATTATTTTTTTAATTATTTAAGATTTAGAAGAGATTTGTTATATATTTTACAACGAGAGAAATGTTTAATACATGCACTAGATACAACTTATGGAACTTTTGGCGATCCTATGTTTAAAGAAAAAATATATTGTGTGTATGGAGATCCAGCTCTTGAATGTTTACTGGTTATGTTAAAACCTACAATGGAAAAAATTACAAATTTAAGTTTAGTGCCTACTTATTCTTATGCAAGAATATACGAAAAAGGTAATGAATTACATAAACACAAAGATAGAATACCTTGTGAATTTTCTACAACTTTAAATCTAGGTGGAGAAACATGGCCTATCTATGTAGAAAATAAAAAAATTATATTAAAACCTGGTGATATGTTAGTTTACAAAGGTGAAGAACTAGAACACTGGAGAAAACCTTTACCAAAAGGAGAATGTGGTCAAGTGTTTTTTCATTACAATGATGTTAAAAGAAAGGATAAAGAACCCTACGATGGAAGAATTTGGTTGGGTATGCCATCTATATGCAAGAGATAATTCAATATAAATTAATTAAGTTTCCATTTAAACAACATAAAAAGTTTAAAAACAAATTATTAACACATTTTAAACAAGAACCTTTTAATAAAAAAAATAATGTAAACATGGATGACATTTATAAATGTGATTTTCACAACAGCACCAATCCTAGTCGTTCATGGGTAGAAATGTTTTTACCTAGTTTTATGAAAAGTTTTGAAACTTTTCTAACACAGATGGATTTTAAAACATTACAGTTCAAAGATATTTGGTTTCAACAATATAAAAAAGATAACACTCATCACTGGCATATTCATGGATGTACATTTACTGGAGTTTATTATGTGAAGTATAATGAAAAATGTATCGGCACAGAACTTGTAGATCCTGTAACTAAAAAAGTTATGATGCCAACTGTATATGAAGGAGATATTATTGTATTTCCTTCTTATGTAAAACATAGAGCTCCACCTCAAATAACTAATACTTTAAAAACTATTATTTCTTTTAATTTTGACTGTGATATATAACAAAGGTATACACCCTGATTGTGGTAAGAAATACAAATTTATAAAGGATATATTAATAACTCCTTTTTATACTGAATCTTTTTGTGATGAATTAGTAGCTATTTGTGAAGAGAAGAAAAAAGAATTTGCACCTTATATTGTTTACAATCAATCAGAAGGTGAAACAGATAATTGTCCTTGGAACACATTGTTTTTTACAGATATAGAAAAAGATTTATTTAAAAATTTTTGTATACAATACAAAGAAAGAATATCTCCTTTGTTGCTTACTAAATTTCAAGGTAGTTATATTTCAGGATGGTTTTGTCCAATGATTATTAAATATCATCATAAAGGACAAAATGTAAAATTACATAATGATACAAGTAAATTTACTTTGAATGTAAAATTAAATACTAATTTCAAAGGATGTCATGTAGAGTTTCCAAGGCAGAAATGGACTAACATC